TGAACATCGCCAAAGCGATGTCTAAATAGAGGAAAGAGGTAGTAATATGAAGAAAAAGGATGGCAATTCGGCAGGATAGCAAAAGCAGGAAGTATTTCTTTGATGTGTACTACGATGACTTCGGCATAAGGCGAAGGCATCGGAGCAAACTGTTTGGCACTAAGAAAGAGGCAAAGGAAGAGGAACGGCGGTTCCTGAATGAAATGGAGCAGAGGAAGTCGCACGATTACACATTTGGTGAGATGGCTGATCTGTACCTTGAGGCAAAGCAAAGCGGATGGAAACTATCCACCTACCGCCACGCCGTGAGGAAGTTGGCATTTGTAAAGAGGCACCTTGGCCAAATATCAATGCAGAGGCTCACAGTGGCTCAATACAACGAGTTTATGCGGAAGTTGAACACTCAATCGTCCAAACTGAAAAGTCGCTCAAATCGGCTGAAAAAGGCTTGGAGCGAAAGGCAGAAGAACGCCGTGTTCACGATGGTGAAAGCACTCTGCAAGTTCGCTCAGGTACACTATGGAATTGACTGCACTATTCCGTTCCGTTTCGAGCGGTGGAAGGTGCCAGTGCAAGAGGAAAAGCGGTATCTCACACTGGACGAGTTCAACCAGTTCCTTGAGCACGTGGACAAGGAAAAGTACAGGCTGTTCTTCACCTTCCTGATGTTCACTGGACTGCGACGTGGTGAGGCACTTGGCCTGCAGTTCAGCGACATTGACTTTGCGAAGAAAACCGCACGGATCCACTGCAGTTTGAACAAGGACACCCACACGCTGACTTCGCCAAAGAACCGCTCAAGCATCCGCACCATACCGCTATGTCAAACCGCCTTTGACTGCGTGGTTCGTTTGAAGGAAATGTATTGCTCTGCATACGTCTTTGGCGGACGTATGCCGTTTGCCTTCACCACGATAGACAGAGTGAAGAACAAGGCGTGCGATGATGCAGGAATGCCAAGGTTCAGGCTCCACGATTTACGTCACTCGTTTGTGTCGCTACTGGTGAACAGTGGTGCTGACATTTACTTGGTAGCCACCTACGTCGGACACAGTGATGTCGAACAGACACTCAACACCTACTCGCACCTGTACACGAGCAGGATGGATGCGGTAGTATCGGCTTTAGATACTGCCCAAAATACTGCCCAAACTGCCCAAAATACTGCCTAAAAACAGTGCCTTGGAGTTACTTCCATATGATGCAGATTTCCCTTTATTCATAAGACATAAACCGCTAAATCGGTGTGCGGACGTGAGCGTTCCCGTTACCTGCTCCATTTTTGTTTATTTTCGGCTGAAATAAAGGGATTTCTGCACATCGCAAAATCACTACTGCCCAATTTACTGCCTAAAGTCCGAGAAAAGCCTTTATTTATAAGGCTTTTTTTGATTCCAGGCATAAAAAAAGCGGAGCAGACGTGTGCCTGCTCCTACCATAGAAAGGATATGAAAAAGCAATCAGTTATTGATGCGTTTTTCTATGTCTTCGACTCGTGTTTCGAGTTTCGCTATCTGCAAACCGAAGTTGTTGTGCTGTTCCACTTTCCCCTGCAGTTTGGAGATTAGATCCGTGAGCGTCTTTATCCGCTCATCCTGCAGTTTGTTGTTTGCATCACTGGTGATGATGACTGTTATCACTGAGGCAAAGGCTGAAAGTCCGCCAGTGATAAGTGCCACGATTATTGCATCAGGCATCTCCATCTTCCGCCTTTGTGATAGTGTGTTCTGTCCAGTACTTCTTGCTGTCGATGCCAAGCCAAGAGTTAATCAGTACAGCCAGTGCCGTCAGCGTGGCAGGTATCTGCGCTGTGTACGGCAGGTTCCAAGTCTTACCGACTGTTGCATAAAAGACTGCTAAGGCTCCTAAGCCTATTCTTCCGCACCAAGCAAAAAAGTCGTACCATTTCTTTTTCATATTGCACCTCACCTAATCCTTAACTTCTGCCCTTTGTATAAGTGGAACAGATCCGTCCACTTCATATTGTTCAACTTCATTATCGTTCTCCAAGGCACGCCTACCTTCTTGCCTATCTTCATTAAGGTATCGCCCTGCTGAACAGTGTAGTAGTTCTTTTCTTCCCACAAGATTTCGTTTACCTTGTTCTGTACCTCGTAGTAGTCGTAGCCTGCTTCTTCTAACTTCTTCTGTCTTTCAGGCTGTACTCCCCATTTGCCATCTATAACCTCTTTAGCGACTTCCTCAACCGATTTCTTCGGTTCCTCAATGTAGAAGTCGTACTTCGGATAGATAAAGCCTTGGAAGATATATCCTGCCTTCTTCATATCGGAAGTGAATGGGTAATAACGGAAGAATGCACCATTCCACGCACTGTCGGAAAGGAAGCACTCTGTGCCTTTGTTGACTATGCGCTCAACGATAGCAACATGGCCATCACCACTGCCGTTCTTCTTCCAACAAGCGACTGCTCCGAGCCTTATTTGCTGTCCTCTTTCAAGGCCATCATCAGCAGTCCACCAGTTCTGTGCGGATGAAGGATAATCGTTCCCTTTGTGACAGCCTACATTGATTACTTCGCCGTGCTCTTCAGCAAATCGGCCAAAAGCATAGCCGACACAATTGCTCAATACAGAGCCGTTTTCATAACTTGGTTTCCCAAGTATGCAAGGTGAAACACCATCACCATAGCCTTTCTTGAGATACCACTTCAGCCTTTTCTGTGGGATTGTTTCTCGTGGTGTGAATTTTCTCTTTTCCATTTGTGCTCCTTTTATAACCCAAAAATTCTTAATCTATAGCTTGTATAAGCAGACGCTAAAGTATTCAGCCCTGTGACTGTAATCGCTCCTTCACCAGAAGGATAAATCTCAACAGAGTAAACTGTACTCGCTGACATATTAGGTGATATTAGTATTCTTGAACCACTTGAGAAACTTCTAAACACATTACGAGGACATGTTAAAGTTTCACGAATGTTATTGTAGTTGCCAATAGCAAATATCAATGTTCCATAGTCCTGCCAATTGCAAGCAACCGTTCCATCTTCTGTAGTGTTAAGTAATAGAGTTCCAACTACACCTGTTCCATCTAAATGTTGTAAAGCCATAATGAGCAACTCCTTTCTTAGTTATCAATAACTATTTTCGCCAAGTCTTTTACTTGGATGTCGATATAAGCAGATGCGGATGTATAGATCCGTATTACTGCGTTATAAGGTAAAGTAATCGTGCCACTGAATGATGGTGAAGCACTTGTGGCTGATGCCGAGATGCCGTTCTCCATATTGTTCAGTGCCTGAGCCGTGATTGGTGTCTGTCCATCCACCCAAGTAGTCTTTTGATATGCCATTCTATCTCTCCTTATCTGTCAATGACTATCTTCTTGAAGTCCGACAGTGACAGTTCTGTTGCATTGCCACTATCATCTATCCAAATCAACTTTGAACTGCTTCCCAATATTACAAGGTTGCCTTCAACATCAAAGTGATTTGTTCCTGTGCCACCATAGTCCATACCCCAATGAATGATAGGAACTGCTTTTTTCACTGTTACAGTGTTTGTCAGTGTTTCAACAGTGTCGCTTCCATAAGTGATAGTCAGCGTGGCTGTAACTTTATAGTTGCTACCTCTTTTGTAATAGGAAGTGCCACTGCTTGCCATAGTTCTTGAGGCTGTCCAAGTGTTGCCACTCTTGGTAACGTTCGCTGTGCTTGTTCCGCCACCTGTGACAGCAATTCTTAACGAGCCAGTACAACTGCTATGAATAGCACCGCTATAATTCAGTATCAATGTGCTTATATCTGCAGTAGCATCACCTCTGGAACTGCTATTGAAGGCTATGCTTCCTTTTACATAAGCAAGATAGTTGCTACTGCTCAATGTGTATGTAAGTGTCTGCGTTTGCCCTCTTGCATCAGTTGCTTCAATGGTGAATACATTTGTCTGCAATGTGCCACTTGCCGAAAGGCTATAACTGCTTACACTTAAGCCAGTGATATTAGCAAAGGTGCTTGTTCCGTTCAGCACTCTTACAGTAGTAATAGTAGTTCCTGTTGGTGCAGTAATAGTGCTTGCTATGGTTATCGGTTTATACCTTAACCATCTTGAGTTATACTGCGTGCCACTAAATGTCGGTGCAGAAATAGTTGGAGTAGCATTTGTGCTGATATTTACCTGCTTGATCTGTGCATCACCTATCTGCGTACTTCCGTTATAAGTGATTGCCCTGATATACATTGTCCTGCTTGTCTGCGTAGGCAAGTTAGACAGTATACTTGTTGGAACTGCCCAAGAGTATGTTTCACCAACGGAACTTGCTATCGTTGTCCACGAACTGTTGTCAAAACTGTAAGCAAGTGTATGTGTAAATGTATTGCTGGCTCTGTTAAGAGTGATACTGAATGCGTTAGTTCCATTTACTACTAAAGAACTTGGTGAAATACTCGGAACTGTTGCTCTCGGAATGCTTGGAATAGTTACGGCAACATTAAATGTTTTGCTCTCACTATATGCATACGCATTTTTGATAATGCACTTCCAAGTCTTTGTGTATGAGCCATCATTATCGTGTAATACATCCTGCGTATATGTTCCGATAGTTTGCTCACCAGTTCCACCACCACTTTCAATAGTGAAAGAAGTAGTTGAAGTGCCTGTAGAGGTAGTAGTCTGCATTGTTTCAGTATTGCTACCCCAAACGCCACTACTGCTTTTCTGTATTCTGTGCTGTATGCTTACCACTGACTTGTTCTCGGTAACACTTTGGCTCGTCACCATTGCATACCAACGATAAGTCACTGTATATGTAGCAGTGCTTTCATATTCAGCAAGCAAGGTGTAACTTGTAGTATTTAATTCTGCCATCTAATCACCACCCATAAATGCCTAATTGATTACTGTCATTGCTATCACTGTAAGTTTCAAAGCGGAATCCGTATGTGGAATAGTCAATGTTCAAATAGTTCCTTACAGTTGCATCTTTCATGTCGACTCCATCATCTGTTGCAGACAGCAAGGTTTCATTATCTTTGTCTATGACAGTTAAACCATCACCAGTGATAGTAACTGAATTGTTTGTGTTGGCTGTTTCAACGTGGAATCCGTTAGCATCAAGCATTGTGCTTGCCAACTCGACAGTTTCACCGCTTTTGTTTACAAATCCAACTAAATCTTTAATGGTATCATCTGTCTGTATCTCATTAGTAATGAGTCCTTTAATATCATCAGTGGTATAGTTGTTGAACCCATCTATCTGCTTTTGCAGATTATCTCCTGTATCCTTGATTTCCTTGTATACAGAAGTAGAAACGCCATCCAAAGATATGCTTAACTGTGCATAGTTACTTCTTTCATCTGCATAAACTTCTTCCACCCTTGCGGTGATGTCTTTTGAAGTCTGCTCAATAAGGCTCTTATTTTCAGCAATTCCAGTAGCATTTTTGGCAATGTCGCTTTTCTGCTCTGTAACCTGCAACTGGATCCTGTCAGCATACATATTAATGGCACTGCCTTGGTATGCGTTATCGCTTATTGCTTCCCACAAGTATGGCTCACCATAAGTATAGGTGACTGTGCCTTCTGAGTCGGTGTGAGCAAGTTTCTCTCTTCCCCATAGCCAAGTACCTGCCAACAGTTTAGGTGCATTGTCACTCCAATCAGCAGAACTAATCGCACTAACTTGTGAACTGCTCAAAGGTGCAATTCCGCTACCAACTATTGTTGTTGTGTCAGGTGTTAATTGTTCATAGGCCAATTCTGCACTGCTTGTTGATAGATGGAACTGTTGATTCTCGTTTGTAAGAGTATTATCTACTCTTAATTTGATACTACTGGTTGTCTGCTCAACCTGCGTGACTCTCTCAGTAACTCCGCTCACATCTTCTTCTATCTCGCCGATTGTAGATGTGATGGATCCTACTTCTCTGTCTATCTTCTGCGTAACAGTGACTAACTTGTTGCCAAGTTTTACCTGTGAGTCAATATCGCCTACCACATCAGCGATAGTCTTGCTGATAGTACTTCTTGTGTCGCCTACTTCCACTTCAAGCGTGCGTTCTGCGAGCACGTCAAATACCACCTTGATGGCCTTGGCCTTGTAGGAAATATCCAAGGCAGGATAAATCACCTCTACAGTGTCGCAGAGATTGACTCTTTCCAACGGACTGTCTGCATATTCCGTCGTATCGGCCAAATCAATGAACTGTACAGCGACATTTGTATTTGGTGTGGATAAACTTGCCTGTGCCAAATACGCCTGTCCTGCGTTGTTTAACTGGCTCTTAGTAGGTGCTGACTCAAAGTCGCTCGACAAATCAAGCACGATGGTTCTGTGCGTTGGATAGTCACTCACGGCGGAACTGTACTGGATGTCGCCGTAATACTGCAGTGTGTCATCGCTATTGCTCCAGTAAGGCAGAACGCCTGTGACTACTCGTTCAAGGCTTTCGGTTTGCTCAAGGTTCGTGATGTTCTTTCCCAAGCGTAACTGAACGCCGTTGTCTGCTCCTCTATGCAGATGCAGGATAGTTTCGAAATTATCCCATTCATACTCACCGCCAAAGACATCGAGAACGCTCCCTGCTACTCCGCCAAGTCTGCTTCTCATTGAGGCAGGCTCGATTTGGTTGTAGGTGGATGTTTCGTTGCTGATGTCCGTGGAAAAGGTGAAGTCGCTTGTTTCCATCGCATTAGAAATCAAGCCACTCAGCGTGGCGGTAATGCCTGTACAACTGAATGGCTTAACTGGTATGAAACTCTGTCTGTATGATATGTGGTTTGCTCTTATTGTCACTTGCTGATTAATAGGCTTGCTGATTTCGTATATCTCGAAAGCCTGCGGATCCTGCGTGTGATTAGGTTTCGCCACAATGAGCATTCCCACCTTTATTGTGTCGAAATAAGGTGTCGTGGTAGATACCACCGCCGACAGTTCAAAGACTCCGTTTCTTTCTTCCTGAACTGTACAAGATATGCAGTCTGTTAAAGGTATACCGATGCGTGTGAAGTCGGTTGCACTGCCATCAAGTAAGCGTGGTATCATAGCATCCACCACCTTGGCGTGACGTAAACTGCAACAGATGTGGTTGATATTTCGATGGTGTTGTCATCAGGAATTAATGACGGAAAATCTGTCATTGTAACGTTGGCACTCATATTTGTTTCACCTCTGTATATCTGCATCCGTTCACTGTCTATGTCAATATAGTTACTACTTGAATTATTTGTTGTGGTAATGGTAGTAGTCCCATTGATGGTAACAGTGCCGTTGCCATATATTCTCAAGAGAGGCTTTGCGTCAAAGTTGGTTGGATTGTTTATAGTGCCACCATTTGCCCATCTTCTTTGACTCTTGCCGTTGTTCAAATATCTTTGCGGTTTGCAGTCAAAGGAAATCGTGGCTGATCCGTAGCGGTTCAGCATCGTCATAGTGTAATCGATTTGGTTGTAGTACGCACCCATCCTGTAAAAATCAGGTGTGTAGTCATCCGACAATTCGCAATAGCCATTGGTGTTCAATAGCCAATCGGCAATGTTCCGCATATTAATGTCGGTGTTCTGTATGATAGCCACTTCATAGGTGACTATGTAGTTTTGATAGGCTCCTGTATCAATGAGCAAATCGCCGTTTCTGTAAGGTATCTGCACCTTTTCAACGACTCTTGCAGGAGCACCGAAAGCGGAAACGTTGCTGACAAGCAGGCCAAAATCTCCGCTTGATTTCCCATTAAATGTGAAATGACTTAAACTCATCGCCAAGTCCTCCCTTGAGTTGCTACTGCCAACTCCATTCTGTTCATTACTGCCTGTGCGGTTGCCTCGGCATTATTTGCCTCGTTGACTGTGATGTTCACTGTCATTCCGCTATTCAGCATTGATTTTAACTTGTTTTCGCCGATGATGACTTCACGGCCTCTCTCACCGCCTGCCATCAGTTGGCCTTTGTTATTCATACCGAAGATGGTGGCACCATTGAGCACCATTCCTTCATAGCCTTTGGCGTACCAGTCAATCCCTATGGAAGGAATGGAACCCTTCAGCAAGTCACCTATTTTCCATCCTCTTGGTGAAATGTACGGATGTGGCATTTTTATCTTCGGCAGTTCCCATTTGCCAGTGAATAAGTCCTTCAGTATGCCGATGGCCTTGCCTACCCAAGTTATCACGTTGGTGATGATAGGTATGACTGCATCAATTGCCTTGCCGATGCCACTCATTACACTGCCGATGGTTTCGCCAACCTTCTTCCAGTCCACGGATCCTGCCCACTCAACGAAAGCGGTGGTGATTTTTTCAACGATAGGCAACAAGGCGGTTGCTATCTGTCGCTTTGCGGACTCGAAGGTGTTCTTCAGGATTTCCATATTATCATCAACACCACCAAGGCTGTTCAGCGTTTCGTTATCGATAACATATCCCATCTCGTGAGCCTGCTGACGATACTCTTCCAAAGCCTCACTGCCTGCGTCAATAAGCGGATTGAGTTCCTTGGCAGACTTACCGAAGATGTTCATTGATAAGGCATCACGTTCGGTGCCTTCTTCCATACCACCCAGTTTGTCAATTGCCTCATTGAAAACATCATTTGCATTTCGCAAACTGCCATCCGCATTTGTAACGTTAATGCCTAACTTTTCGAACGCTTCGTATGAGTCGCCTGTTCCTGATGTGGCACTGTCCATTGATTTCGTGAGTTTGGTAAGCGAGCCAGTGATGGTTGATACATCTGTGTCAACCAGTCCTGCCATATAGCCGTACTCCTGCAGTGTGTCTGTGCTCAGGCCTGTTACAGATGACTGTGTAAGCAAATCATCAGCAAGTGTGACAGTGTCGCCGATTAAGGCATCATAGGCTCCTTTCACGGCGTTTACTGCCTTGCCCATCAACTCAAAGCCTTGGTTCAGCCCTACCATGACACCTTGCATTCCGTTTATCTTCTCGCCTGCATCCTTGAAGGCATCGGACAGTTTTCCGACAAAGCCTTTCGCCTTGTCTGTCTTGTCGCCTTGTTCATCAAGTGTCTTGTTGGTGGTTTCCAGTTCGCTTTGGTATTTGTTTACTCTCTGCGTGGTTGCCTCGATTTCCCTTGCCAGTGCTCTCTGCTGTTCGCTGACGTTGTCGCCGTCTTGTTCCTGAATAAGAGCAAGCATCTTGCGTTCTTCATCCAGTTTGGCGTTGGCCTGCTCTACGGCATCGGTGAGATACTTCTGCTTTTGTCCAAGCAGTTCAACGTTGTTGCCATCGAACTTCAGCAGTTTGTTGACGTCCTTCAACGCCTTGTCCGTACTGGACAACTGCCTGTCTACTTCTTTGAATGCTTTCGTTAGGTTGGCGGTGTCAACGCCTAAATCAATCGTGATGCCTCTAATCTTTGTTGATGCCATCTAATCACCTCAAAATCTGTCAAAGTCTTTCTGTGTGGCCTTCAGTGGATAGTCATAGTTATCGTTCGCCTGCTCAACAAGCAAATCTGTTACCATTCCTATCGTTAAATGTTCCAAATCTTCATAGTGAAGTCCTAACTGAGTGCACCGCAATAAATATAAGGCCACTGTATACTCTCTATCTATTGCGTGCGTTGGTTTTTTGCTGTGCTTAACGTTCCAAGGCTTTCGTTCCATACCTCAAGTATCGCTCCCATATTCAGCACGATGCTAAGAGGATTGTCAAAGCCATCGAGGAACTCATCAAGCGTGCCGATAGATCCGTTTGCTTGCTTTGCCATCGTGTAGAAAAGCATCTCCAAGCAGGAGAAGTCGGCACCGATGCCTGCTTTTTTATATTCTTTGTTCAAGGTGTCTAAGTCCTTGAACACATCTCTTCCAAAGTTAATGCGGTAACTTCTTGGCGTGTTGCCAGTTACCTTGACAGGGATTTCTTTCCCTTCGATTTCTACTTTCCTTTCCATAGTATCCTTTCTAAAAAAGAGGCAGATGTTACTCTGCCTCTGCTTGTTTTAGGCTGTGTAAACTGCAGTGAACCACGCATTGTACTGCGTAGCATTAGCGGTTGCGTCTGCCTTTGCCTTTACCTTTCCGTCACTTAATCTTCCACCTGCGGTAATTGGCAGTGAAATAGTCTGTTCAGGAATTGTAGTGCTCTTTGTCTGTGATGCAATTTCAGGCTTGCCAACTGATACTCTGTACAGTACGTGGCGTGTTGCACTTGCATCGCCTTCAAACTGAAACATCAAAGCAATGTACTTTGGTGTATCGGTGATGCTTTCAGTAAGAATATTGTTTGTGTCTTCAGTTTCACCAAACACAGCAACCCTGAAGTCATCATCCAGTGTTCTCAGTTCAAGTGTACCGCCACTGTAACCACTGAACACCTGCTGAGTGAAGTAGTTTGCGTCATTATCAGCAGGGAACTGGACTTCTTCATTGGATGCAGGCAGTGTGATGCCTACTGCACCAATCATTCTTACTGGAGTGCCATAGGTTTCTGTGTACTGTCCGTTAGTGCCCAGTGTTTCGGTTACTGTTGCGTAATATACGTTGGTGATACCATAGTGAATTCTATTCGGCATCTATTATAACCTCGCTTTCATAAATTGTCTGCCAAGCGTGCTCTTGGCTGATATAGGCTCTGTCTTTGGAATAAACGATGCCATAAGCATTCAGCAATTCCTCAACAGATGTTTCCAAGTCGAAATCAACCTGCTTTGAGTACAGTTCAATCCGCAGAGTTTCTACTTTCACATAGTTTGTGTCATCAGCAATCTTATCGTCCGAGCCATCATAGTAATAGATTAAAAATGGGTAATTAGTTGGACTATCACTATTCTCGAACGAGTAATATGCCACTGGCACATCTATGTGAGTCAGCATCTCTGCAATTTCTAATCGTGTCATTGTTTCAGCCTCTCTTCCAGTAACTTTACAAACATATCGTTGATTTCAACCTCGGCATCATCAATATGCTTGTCGCCTTCTATCCTGCGTCCTGCTCGTACAGAATAGAAGCCATCGTTCAGCAAGTGTGTGAGTTGCCAGTCTGTCTTGTTGTAGACTTTTACGAAGGCAGTGCCATACTTCCCAGTTCCCACAGTGGATGTCCATCCTTTGATGTAGGATCCTGTCCGTCTGTGGCCTGCGGATTTTTGGCTTGCTATCTTGGCGCCTTCCTTGCCTGCCTGCTTGACTACTTCCTGTGCGACTTCGTTTATCTCATCGCCGTACTCAGCAAGCAGTTTGCTCATAGCAACTTTTATGTCAGTGCTCACATCGTGCCTTTCTTCAATTCGGTGTACAAGTCAATGAAGTCGTTCTTGCCAAGGTAAGTACGATAGATAGTGTAAACTGTTCCCTCGTACTCCAACTCACTTTCGCCGTGGTAGTCAGGTGCGAACATCGTAAACCTTAACTGAGGATTGAGGCCATTCCGTCCGCCTTCAAACCACTCGCTTTGAGATACTGAAGTGACATCGCAAAATACCTGCCGTTTGGCTGTTGTGTAGACATACTGTTTCAAAGCATTCTGCTCGTAATTGGCTGAGATGAGATATATCACATTACTTCTATCCATTCGTTCTTCTCCACTGCGTGTACCCTGTACGCATCGACATCTGTGCCTTCTGTTCATCATAAGAGGCTTTCAGCCTGTCGTAATTGTCAGGATTGCCGAAATGTGCTCTGCAGTATGTCTTGATTGCCTGCAGTACGAAAGTGTCGATAGTACTAGGGATTACTACTCCACCTGCCTGCAGATCCGACTGGCACGCACTGATTAAGTCGGAGATTTCATCATCGAAGGCATCGGTGGTGACTCTCAAGGACACCTTAACCTTTGCGAGGATTTCTGCGTTAGTCATATATCTCACCGCCTTTACTTTTTCTTGGTTGATTTCTTCTTTTCTTCTTTCTTGTCTTCCTTGATGATTTCCAAGAAGTTCTTGGCGAAGTTGAAGGTTCTTTCGCTGACTTCAACCTCGCCACTTAATACTTCTATCATACAAGGCTTAATAACCTTGCACTTCATTATGCCTGTGGCTTAACTAAAGCGAAGCCGTTAGGACGTACAAGGTGAACAGCGACTAATAACTTGCCGACAATCTTGATTAAGTCCTGTTCAGCAAGGCTCTTGTCATCAACGATGTACTTGAAGTCCATTCCTTCAGGGAAGTTTGCTACAACACCATCTAAGTCGCCAACTAATACGCCAGTGGCAGTGTTGTTGAACAGTACTTCTAAGCCTTCGAACGGATCCTCAACACGGATACCTGCAGAAGTTCTCTGTGCCTTAATAGCAACATAGTTTGCCTTGCTGATGATGACAACTGGATTGGTTGCTTCATCGGACAGAGCACCTAAGCCATACAGAGTAGCATCGGCATCGATTGCGTGAGTTACATCAGCAGTCAGGCTTGATGCTTCGATTTCTGCAACGATTGCGTTTTCCAGTGCTAAAGCAATTTGATGTCCAAATTCATCAAACAGGTAGTCGATGAAAGCCTGTCCCTTCAGTGCCATTACAGTATCGGATACCTTAATCCACTTCTTCAGGTACTTAGCGATAAATTCAACATAGTTGATGACTAACTGTTCTTCATTAGGAGCATTTGTGCCTTCTTCGTGGAAGACTGCACCAGTAGCAGATGCTTCGTAGCCTACCTTGTAGTTGCCTTCGATGAAGACTTTTCTAATACGTGACAGGATTGGTGAGTTTGCCCAGTCAGTCCAAATTCTGTCCTCGACATAAGTCGGAACAGCAATGCGGTTACCAGTAACACTTTCACCTGCATTTTCGGTGATTAACTGACGAACCTGCTTATCGTTGCCCTTAATGTATTCAGCATAGGCATTGATATAGTCCTGTGTGTTTCTTAATTCCTTTAATTCCATAGTTTTTCTTACCTCTTCTTTCTCAAAAGTTTCAACCTCAACGCCGTTATTGATAACGTCGTTGATTTCTGCTTTTCTCTTCTCGATGTCTGCATTGATTTCTGCTCTGCGTTCCTTCAGGGAACGGATTTCTGCTTCAAGAGCGTCTAAGTCTGCACCATCGGTGTGGAGCAAGTCCTTAACTTCAGCCAAGCGAGTTTCAACCTGCTCTAAATCCATTTCTTTGATTTCCATTTGCTTAGTCCTCGCTTTCTATCAGCGACTCTAATTCGGCTATCCGCTTTGCTCTGTTCACTTCTTCTTCGTGCTTGTGTAATCGCTCCGTTACAGCATCAGCAATCGCTCCGTTGCCAAATGCTCTCGCACTGATGGAAGTGAAATCGTTCTGCGGAATGCTCACTGCGGAAACATCAAACAGCCTGCCGACTTTTTCGATGGTGTATACCCACATCTCGTCAGCGTCGTTATCAGGAGCCATCTGTCGCAAATCGCTCGCCTTTGCGATAGTGAAACCGAAACTCATCTTGTTGGTGTAACCGCCTTTGATTTCCTCATAGAGTTGCCTTCCTATTTCGGTACCGCCTAAATCTGCGGTAACTAACAGGCCTTTTTCGTCGTCCTTGTCTAACTGCAAGGTGCCGTTTGAAAGCCGAGCAAATACTCGTCCTTCGTGGTTGTACTGGAAAATCGTGTCGCTCATATCCGCATCATCAAATGCGTGTCTGTCGACTTCTTCCCTAACCTCAATCGTGTAGCCATCTTCACTTTTCATTCTGTAAAGGTAGTACGGCTCGTTGTATGTGGTGGCATATCCCTGCACCACTTTCTCATCATCTTCAGGAAGTTCTCTTACCTGAAGAACCATATCTCTGTACTGTCTTTCGCCTGACTTAACCTGCTCAAGCACTTTGTCCATCTTGCTCATCTTCGCTCTCTCCTTCATTTTCAGCCTCTGTAGGCTCTGTTTGTGGCTGTCCTAACTTCTCATCCAACGTGTAATATTCGCCACGGATAACGGCCACATCGCCGTCCTCAAGCGGTGTATAGTTGAACAGTTCCCTGATTTCGTTTATCGTCAAAATACCTCTGTCGCCTAACTGCTGAGCCATACTGACTTTCTCGCTGATGCTCATATACTGCAGGCGGTTGGCGTTGACATATACGTGGTTTCCATAACTGCGTTCATCATCGGTGTAAATGGCACGGCTCATTGCCTCAGCCAAGGCAATAGCGAACGGCTCAACGAACGAGTTGAAACCTGCATCCAGTTCGGCACTGGTTGCGGTGCCCTGTATCATCTTTTCGCCGATGCCGAAGTAGTTGAACACGTTCGTCTTGATGAACTCCATCTGCTGAGCATCCACGGAGTAGTAATTGCTGTTGACTTCCTTAACGTCGGTATAGGTGTTAGGGAACAGCAGGACTCCATCGGTGTCCTCGCCTTTAAGGTTGTACTCGGTAAATCTTTTGCGTTCCTCGGCCAAGTCCTCAGGATCCGTGAAGTTGCTCACCTGTGCAATGAAGCGATAGTTGTTGCTGTTTTCCACGGCGTTCCTGATGGATGACTCCTGCACGGCAATTAAGTCCATCGTGCTCTTCAGTGCCTTGTTATCCTCACCAAAGAAGTCGTTTTCGTACTGATGCTTAACAATGTATGCACACTCGCTGAACTTCACCGCACCTGTCTGCCTGTTGGCAAAGGTGTACTTGATCCACAGTTCGCCGTTCTTGTCCTCTACCAGTTTTACCTTATGCGGTAGCACTGGGAAGAAACCGACAGTTTCAAAAGTCCGCTCATCACGTACAGGAAGAATGAACAGGTTATTCGTGCAATCAAGGATGGTTGAACATCTCGCAAGGAACTGTGGCCAAGTCATCCACTTGTTTGGATAGTGTTTCAGCCTTGCTTTCAGTTTTGGCTTTGCACTTCCCTGCATCTCCACCTTTAGTTTGCTGATGTGCCTTGCTTTCGTTTCAATGGCACTTCTTACCAATGCGTTCTCGTAAATGGATCCATACCAGTCGTAGTGCACTGGCTTGTATGCGGATAAAAGTTGGAAGTCGTGCGTTTCCTTCGGCTTTCTTTTCGGCTTGTCATCTTCGCCGAAGAGCCACTCTTTTAATCCCATCTCAACCTCTCCTTTCGTTCGTCAATCTCTTTCCATATTCGTTCCACCATTTTTGGCGGACAGTCATAGCACATAAAAGGCTCGCAACGCCATCGATGTGAGCCTTACTGTTTAGTTTTACAATTCGGCACCTTTCCTTTTCCGCACTGAACTTGAGTGCGGTATCTAACAGGTGCACCTTTAGCAAATCGTTATCGCCTATCTTCAGCCTGCTGTCTTTGATGAAACCTTCCGTTTCGAGAATGACTGGTGACAGGTTGAAACCCTGCACAACATCATCACAGTGGAAGCCATACTCCTTCAGTGCTGAAGTCAGGTAGTTTGCGTTGTATTTGTCGTACCCAACTTGGACAGGATACAGTCTGTATTTCTCAACGAGCATCTTGCACCAGTTGAAGCAGTCGTTATAATCAACCACATTGTCACCGCTTGGCGATAGCAAGCCTCGTTGGATGTAGAGTTTATATGGAAGGCTATCTCGCACGGATGCCTCTTCAATCTTCTCGCTCGGAAGCCAAAAGTGATTGAAAGCATACAGGATGCCGTCTTTCTGTATCAAACAGGTGGCAGACGTCAAGTCTGTGGTGCGTGACAAGTCAATGCCAAGGACACAGTAGTGCTTTGCGAAGTCCTCGATGTTCAGGTGCTCGCCACAGCACTTGTTGATGTCGTGCGTTGGTAGCCAAGCCTGCGAAGAGTTCTCCTTGATGCAACAGTACTTAGTCAGGAACTCTATCTTCTTGCTGAGGCTTGCTTCCGCCTTGTTGATTTCCTCAAGCATATAGTCCACGGAAACCGACACGCCAAGGTTTGGCATTGCCTTTGCTATCTCGTTGATGTCGTTCCACTTGCTGACATCATCTATTTGGTAAATGAATGGTGCCAACTTCCTCTCTCGGCTGTCGCCGTTGAGTACTGCAGTTCCTCTTTTCACCAATTCGTCATAGATTGACTCGTCAACATAGCCTGCTGTAGTTATACTCAGTATCAATGGTTCATCTCTTGAGCCGACAGAGGAAGTCAGCACTTCGTACTGTTTCAATCCTGCATCGCCTTTCCACGATGCGATTTCATCACACAGACAGAAACTGATGTTCAAGCCATCGCTCTTCTGCGAGTTGAAAGCAATCGGTTTGGCAACTGTATTTGAAGAAGGAAAGTATGTGTCAGTCCTTCTTTTCTTCTGCATTGACTCAATGTCAGGCTCCATCATAATCATCTGCCTGAAACCATCGTAGGAAAGGTTCGCCTGCTCAAGTTTCGGTGCGATGAAGTACACCTCTTGTCCGTACTCGCTCGGTAGCACGCAGATCCGCTCTGCCGTGGCACTGCCAAGCAGTGTCTTGCCGTTCTTTCTGCCTACTACCAACAGGACTTCGCTGAACTGCCTTTTCCCTTTTTCGTCGACAATGCCGAAGACTACCGAGAAAAAGGCTTTCTGCCATAGTTCCAACTTAATCTGTTGCGGTGCGAGTTTGCCTTTGTGATGATGACAGAATGTTTCGACGAAACGGATGGTTGTATCTGCTTTCTTCTTGTCAAAATAAAAGGACTTGTTTTCAAGTCCTTCAACGATTATTCGGTACCAAGCCTTTATCCACTTTCCTGCGATAATTCTGCCATCCGTGATGGCTTGGTAGTACTCTAAGATGTAGTTATTCATCGATAAAGTCGCTCAGTTTACTCTTTTTGCTTTCAGCAGGCAACAACTTCTCAAGTCTGTCGATAACTGCGTTGTAATTCTTCACAAGGCTGTTGTATGCCTGAATATTTGCACTCTGCTTTCTGCCGAACTGGTTCGCACCATTGCAATATTCATCAGTCGCACCTTCTGCGTTTATCGTAGCCTGCAATTCTTCCAGTGTTACCTTCATAAAGGATGCGTTTTGTATCAACGGCAGTAGCAAATTGAATTTATTTGTCGGTAACTCGGCATACATCTTCTTCAATTTGTCGAATTCTTTTTCAATCCGTTTTTGTTTTGATAATTCTGCCAAAGTTACACCACCTTTCTAATACTTTGGAGAGTTTTTCGAAAC